TCCCCATCCGAATGAATCCTGACCAATAACGGTTGTTGGGATAACAGGAACGGTTGACTGGTAGTAGTTCTGCCATGCTGTTTCCATATAGCGAACTCCACGGAATCCACCGAGTTTGCCAGCCTTCAAATCGTCAACGTTGGTATATCGTCCAACATCAACGTATGAACCTGACGCTGTATTACTCATCAAATCTGTTGCAACGGCTGGATGAATAATGGCTGTGTAGTAGCCACCAAAATCCTTGAGACCTGCTGCATTTGATGAACGAAGGTAGCCAACAGCCTTAATCATATCTGCTTGTGTAAGCAAATCTCCTGCACCGAGGCTTGAGCGAGCTGTCTTGCCACCAGAGTAAATAACACCTGATGAACCTGCGTTAACCACAGTCTGAATAACTGTATCAACCATACGAGCGAGTGCATTTCTCACTTCAGTCGTAGCGTTCTGAATAACTTCAAGTGCTGAGTTTCGCACGAGAAGGTCTGATACCTGAACGAGGATACCATACTGAGCTGGGCCGGTAGCAAACGATGAAGCACCCCATGTGATTGCGGTAGGGTTAGAGCCTTCAGTGATTGCTGCGACACCAACAACTGATGACACCGGAGCGCCACCAATACCGAGAATTGAGTTCGGGTCACCCTGCAAAAGTGATGTTCCCGCGCCCCATACTGAACCTGCGCCACCAACCGTTGGACCACCAACTGTTACCATTGAGACGTTAATCTTAACTGGGAGCTGGTTTGGCTGTGGGAAGATGATGCGGTCAGAACCTTTTGGAGCGTCTCGGCGTGTACCGAGTTTTGCATACTGCAAATCTGGCTCCAATACGCGGATAATATCAGTGATATATCCGACGAGGAGTTCAGATGTTTGTGTAGAGGCACCACCCCAATTACTATTTCTTACTGTTGTTGCCATGTACTAATGAACCTTCGTATAAGCTACCTACCTCTAATTGCGTTTGCTAATGCTCCTGTTGCATCTGCTTCTTTGAGAGCGTTTAATTTCTCTTCAAGAGACATTTCATGTGGACTCTTACCTCCATCAATCACTGTTGGAGAGGAGCCCCCTGCGACGGTGACGTATGGTCGTGGCGCTTCGGGAGTACTTAGTTTTCCTTCCTTTGCGAGCACTGATACCATGGCGTCTTCCGTAGAATATCCAGCCTTCACTTTTTCCAAGATTTTGTCTTGGTACTCAGAGGCAGCTGGGTATCGAGAAACATTAGCTGAGAAATCCTTATAGAAATCTCTCTCTTTCGAGATATCTGACTTTTCAGTTTCAAGCGCTTGTTTCGCTTTAGCCAATTCGTCTCGTTCTTGAGAGGTCAGTTTAACTTTTTCGGAAAGTTCCTGAAACCTATTCTTAGCTTTTAATTTTTCCTCTGTGTTGGTCTCGATTTTATCGAAATCAACGTTAATATTTTTATCATCCATACTGCAGCCTATACATTTTGTAGGTCGGCGAGCTTCTACAAAAGATTAGTCATGTACATCGCATGCTCTGACTAGGAGTAGCGAGATATTAGTTTGATGTCTTAAATGCTTGTTCGTGTTTCTGTAAACATTCAAAGCTTTGACACCAGACTAGTAATTCACCTGGACGATACGGGTGTTCCCGCACGTTTAAGGTACTATTTCTAACAACTTCTTCTTGGTCTTTATGCCGCGGGCAATAGACACATTTCATCTCCATGCCACGATAGTGTGGACAGAGTTTGTATTGCATATTACCTGGCTGCATTGGGTCGATTGTTCCACAGAATTCGCATTGACCGCCACGAATTTGTGGGAATACCCGAGACAGTGGTGAAGATGTTGCTCCTCGTGGTGTCAGACGCATGTTTCTTGGTTGAGAAGCATAATTCGGAACGTTAGCAGATTGGGGCGAAGTCCCCGGAGCTTCATAATTCATTGTAATTTCTTTTTAATTTCTTGTAATTGTCGTTTAAGGTGTTCAACAAATGAGTGTGTATCAGTATACTGCTTGACCCATGCTCGTTGTCCCTGCAGATAATAGAGCATTGCTGTATCAAGCGGTTGTTTGAGACTCTCATTCATCAGTTGACGCTCAATTGAGGCCAATGATGGATTGAACACTAACTCTTTCAAAGAACTCCATTCTGTACTTTCTTCCAGCTTTTCGAATGATTCGATTATCGTGATAAGTCGAGTTTGTTCCTGTCGAAGCCTACTCTTACTACTATCAGATATATCTTCCATTTATTGGCCTGAAGATGATTGCTGGTTAACGAATACTTGGATTCGTGAACCCTGGCTTGCACTGATTCCTGATTGCTGGATAAGGAAGATTCGGTTAATCAATCCCATGATTGGAAGACCTGAATACTGTCCCTGGCCCAAGGTTGATGCTGCAGCTGTTCCCATGGTGTTAACCGCAATGACAGAACCTGTTGCAACAACTGATGCTCGAACCGATGGTCCTTCAATGGTTGGAATTGAAACCCATTGTGGTCCTACACCTGGTGGTGATGCTGTCGCAATACTTGTTCGTGCGACATCGTACCATGTCGTTCCACCATCTGGTGATGTTTGGAAGACGGCGCTAATACCTGCAGTCACGACCGAAGGAGAAAACGCCAAGATAACGTTGTCAGTATCCTGCGTAATCTTAAATGGATATGCGACACCTCCCAATGTTGATGTTGAACCTGTTGAAGAGTCGGTCACATCAAGGACGGTGGTGAGCGGAAGTCTAATTGCCATAGTTTGTTTTATGATTATTGTTACGGGTGCCTAATATTGCACACCCTTTCCTGATAATGCTTGTTCGGCAGCATTCTCAAGCATGGTCTGCTTTCGTTTGCTTGCCTTTGCCATGTTTCTCTCATGCCGTTCATTCTCTAAACGCATTCCTCGGGCCATAGCCTTACCCTGCTCGACCTGCTCATCGTTATAATTCTTTGATGATTTCATTGATTTTATCTCGCAACGTATTTAAGTCCGCTATATTAAACTGTTCCGTGAGAGGACTTATCGTTGGTTTTACTTCTTCTACTTTTTCTTCAGTTGTTTCTTTTTTCTTAGCCATGTAATTAAAATTCAGCGAATAATACACTCGAGGCAGTTGTGCCAACATTGATAGCCGCAACTCTCTGATAGAGGCCGTTCACACTACCAATTTGACCGACCATTGCAGCTCCTTGGGTTTCTTTCGGAACAATAAATCTCCGAAAGGTTGCCGCAGGAACAATGTGTGTATAGTTTGCACCCAAGCCTGATGCGATGACACTTCCATACGGAGATGTAGATGCTGTTTCAGTCGTCGGTATCCAGCGAATTGCGATACCTTCTCCTCCAATCGCTGCAACCTCTATGATAGTTGTATTAGGATTAATCGCTAATACTGAAGATGCGACAGCATTTTCTCGCATTGAACTCGACAATGTTGGGTATGGTGGTGGAGCTTCCTGAAACGGATTTCCATTAACATCTCTTCCTAATGATTTAGCATAATTAGACATATATATGTGGATATAGTACCACTGTGATTATTTTTAATGTTGTTTTACTCGACGTTTTCATATATTACACAATTTGAACTATTATTTGACAAGATTACCAGTTAAGTGTTTAGTCATTGAACTCTTTAATGGGGCCGCAGAACCAAGTCGTGTTGCTGATGCTGATGGTTGTTGTGGCTTTCCTCCAGACATTGCCGATTGTCCTGGTTGTGCCGATGGACCTGGAGCCTGGGGTGATGGTGCTGGAGCAGGTTCATTAATCTTTATACCTGCTTGTGCAGCCATTTGAACTTGTCCTTCTGGTGGAAGGTCTTTAAAGCCAATGGACTCACTCACTTTATTCCCGCCTCCTTGTTGGCCGGCTCCTTGCTGCTGGTCCTGGGCTTTCTGTTGTGCCAATAACTCTTGATGCCACTCAATGTGTGTCCATGTTGCCCATGTCTTTGGTGTTACTTGGTAATGCACATAGAGATGCGTTGTGTGGTTATCTGTGGGTAAAACATCAGGCATAATATCCTTAGCAAGTTGCTCGTTCTCACCGTCAGCTTTAATTTCATCAATGGTCTTCGGAAGCATCACATCCACCAATGATGGGTCTTGTAAGAACTTCGGGAAGAATACATGCTTATAGAAATTCCGTAGTCCATCAGCATCGAGTGTCTGCGCCAAGTCTGGAACGAGTTGCATCAAATCTCGCCGCAAGACCAACTCTTTATTCTCAGCCTCCATAGCAGAGTAAATCATAATGCCTGGTGGGAAGTCGGTATTAAAGTCAGCGAGGTCAATTTCTGTAGAGGAAATACCTTTTACCCCAACAATATTAGCCATCTTCGTCTTTAGTTCATCAGCATGTTTGGCATATCGATGAAACCATGCAGACCAAAATTCTTGTTCACCAAATTGCATCACTTTACTCTGAAGCGATTGAGCCAAATCATTCAACTGTTGGTTAATCGCTGCCATCGTCGCCGTCGAGCGTGATGAGCCTTGTGCACTTCCCATTGGTCGTCCTGCACCAACAGGGTTTTCGGCCTCACTATCCAGCAGTTGTATAAATTCCATCAACTCAGGTGAGAGTGTTGCCGCTTTGTTCAATGGCCATGCAGAGTTCGCATCATCCATTGGAATATGCTGGTTGATTTGCCGATTGAGGAATTGGGTAACATCCCGCACCTTATCAGGATTATATCCATACAATGGATTTGCCTGGTCCTTTGCAGCTATATATGCCAAGTTCAAGAGCACACTTTTTGCTCTGTGTTTATCTTCAAGTAAGTCAGCGACGGAAATAGGAATGGAAGAGTGTGGTATTCGAAATGCTTCCTTAACGACAATAGGCCATTTTGAATCTGTGGTAACTGAACTACCGTCGGGCATGATAATCTCGTCACCATCTCCTAAATCCAATTCATTTTCATAGATAATAGTTGTGAAGTTTTTAT